ATTTGTAGCGGGCTTGAACGTAACAAACGGTGGGAACACTGTGCCCCTACCCGCACCAGCAGCCGAGGGGGACAGCTCGATCTTGCCCGAATTTAGACGGCGTTCTAGTTCGGTGCGCTCGTTAGGGCTAAGTTCGGGTAGATAAGTGGCAATCGATGTTGCTACACCTGCGGGGGTAATTGCAAGCAATTTTGCAATACTTGTCCCCATCCCTTTCAAAGTTGTTTCGAGCTGAGGAAGTTTTGTCGCAAACTCTGGGTCGTTTGCAGCATCCTGCACCAATCTGAGCAATGGTTGGCGAGCGCGTTCCAGCGCCGTGGTATACACCTCTTTAGATATAGGCACTGCTTGGGCAAGTTTTATACCGCCAAGTTCATCGGCAACAATATCTTGAGCAAGTTTGTTGTAGTTTGTACCCCCGTCGATAGCGAAGTCTTTTGGCAAAGTGCCTTCGTCAAACGCATACAAGTCACTAACCCGAATAGGTTTGTACTGGTCATCAAACCCAACAACAATGTCTTTACCATCCTGTTTGTACTGCGCCAACTCTTTGCTGTACTGATCCACCATGGCGTCAGTAGGCGTAGCTGGTCTAAACTCGTTGTTCTTGAATAGTTGTACGAGAGTGTCGGCTTCTTTTACGGTTTGATCACCAATCTTTGTGGTGTAGATATTGGTTTGCTCGTTGATTGTGTCGTTGTACTTCGCCACAAGCGTGCCAAGATCACTAGCTTGTTTATTAACAGATTCAGTTAGTGTGTTAACAGAATTGGCTAAAGACTGTACGGTATTTGCCTGATTTTTGTACGCAAGCTGAACGGTAGTCGCTTGATCGTACGTGGCTTCGTAATTGGCTTTTGCTGTGTTATATGAAGTTGCCAAAGCCTCAATGTTTGGCGTCATGTCATTGACAATTTTTGCGTACTTGTTTGCCGCTGCAGCAAATTCTGCTGATGTCTGATACTGCGCAGCTTCTCCTAATTTAGGGAGTTGATAGGTATAAGTACCACCATTTTCATAGTCATAACCCGAAAAAGTGTCGAACCCAGTTATTTTGTACCATGTACCTGCGGAGTCATCAGTACTACCGACCAACATGTAGCCGTTGTTATACCACCAATTAGGGTCTTTGTACGCGTTTGAAAGCTCAGTGTAGTTGTCATACGCGCTCTTATATGTGTTGTACTGGCTTACATATTGTTGTTGTATGTTTTGCAGCTCAGAATATTGCGCTACTGCTTGGTCTTGCAAAGGTTCTACATAGTTTGTGTAGTAGCTATCGAGCGCCGCGCTTTTTTGGTTGAGCGTATTGGCGTTATTTGTAAGTGTTGTTTGGCTTTGTTTTAGTTTGTCGAGCCCAGAGCTAATGGCCGAAGTCAAACCGGTCACTGCTACAGAGTTCATAACAGCGTCAGATATAGACCTGCCGCCCAAAATAGCGTTTGTCGCTGCGCTCGTTGCGTTTGATATTAGGTTGCTTGGTAGCGTGCCGGGGTTGATCCCTTGGCTGACCAATGCTTGTTGCACCATAGGGGCAACAGATGACGACACAGCCGAGTTCAGAATCTGTGTAAGATTGCCACCACGAAGCGCAGTAGTAGCCGCAGCACCTGATGCGCTTGTAACAACTCGTTGAACCAACGCCTGATCAGCAAACGCAGGGTCAATTTTTTCAACGGTTGGGGCGAATTGAGAACCTACAGCCTGACCAATTTGTGCCCCTGCGTAGGAAGCTGCAGCCGACAAAGCAATTTTTTCAATACTGCCGCCGTTAGCTGCGGAAATTGCCGCGCTTGCAATGATCGGAGCGGTTGTTGCGGAAGCAACCCCAAAACCACTTGGCCCCAGTGCATAGGTCAACGCCACCGTTTGAATGATGGGCATTGGGTTGCTGAGGATGCCATCGACTGTATTGCCAATTTTGTCTAACGTGTCATTGACTGCACCGCCCAATGAATCAACTGCGTTGCCGAGTTCTTGGTCAACACTACACATTTACAGTCCCCCTATAAACAGGCTTACCATTACGCACTTCGCCAGTAGGTTCAACTTCTACGGGGTACCCAAGACGTTTAATTACTTCCAGCATTTGTTCGTTTTCTGTGTCACCGTACACTTTTCTAAACCCGGCAACGTCCATTGCCCGAGCAAACTCTTTAAAGTTACGGATCAAATTTTTGTGGGTGTCTGCATTGAAAATAAATATTTGCGCTTCTTTTGGCTGGACTATTTTGTACCAAAATAAAGTGTTACCGTTACGCATTACACGATATTGGTTTGCTTGGACAGAAGCTAAGACAATTGCGTATATCTTCTTCCAGTCCATGTCCAAGTCTTTGACTTCGTCAGACTTTTCAATAATCTCGTAGGGCTGCATTTCTTTCATACACCACTCACAAAAGTCAAAGTTGCCACAACAGAAGGTATGGCGGGGTGGGCAAAAGGTGACGTTTGGGCGGCATATGCTTCCATATAGACACTCGCATTGTTCACCGCAGCATACAGATCAACGTGCTGCCCAGTAGCGAGCTGGACATAAAAATTGCACGCAGCAATGACGTATCCGTCTACACCGCCATGTCTGGCAATAATATCGAATTTGCTCGCTGTGCCGGGTACATCTACCCCGTCTACGCGCAACCAAACCCATGCAGTGTGTATTTGCGTGTCGGTATTAGCAAACTGTATGCTAAATTGATAGTTGTAGATGCCAGCGTAGTCGACAACAATGCCATCCGTGCCGGTGTTAGTCGTGAAGTTTAAAAAGTCATTTTGGTCAAACGTCACCAATGTAGGGGTGTTGGCCGTAAACGTCAGATCGGTGGTGCGTTGAACTGCAGCGTACGGAAAACTCAAAAAACGAGAGCCGCCCGGCCCTGCCAAGCGTTGTACGTTGTCGACCAGCCGGTTATAAAACAGACGCTGAACGCTGTTTAGTTGGTCAACATACGGACGGTTGTACTCTACCGGAGCCAAAGGCAAGTTTGGCGCGGCTGGAATGTCAAGGCTTTGGTTCGCCATGCTCAGCGTCTTCCATCCGGTCGAATGTCAATCCGAGGTGCGCCAAGTTGCCATGCAGTTCCCAACTGCGTGGACTCGACTTTGAACACCATTTGTCTGCCGCGCACTCGTATATACACCTGCCCCGTAAACTCTTCCACCGGCACAGTGGCAATCCTTTGTACGCTGGCTTGGTCGCTGCCGCCTTCAGATCGAGGGTTGTAGTACCCAGAGCCGCTATTTTGCATTGGAATCAGCGAAATTGTGACTTGCGGAGTGTTGCTGGTTGTAGACCCACGGAACGTCAAGTCTGGCAGCAAGCGCCAAACAAACCCAAAGTTATGCCCGTCGTCAATGTCAAACTCGGCAGAAGCCACATAAGACTCTATCGGCAATGATGCGCTGGTCTCGTTGTTGTCGTTCCCAAGCTCATGATTGACGATGTTGTAGCTGTATGTAGCCGCAACGGGGTAATTGCGCAAGCCAGTGTCGAGCCAAGCAGTGCGCCCCATGGTGCCGTAATACCACACGTCCTCCAAGTAGTTATAGACGACGTACTTATCGACAACAGTGCTGTTGTTTGAGCAGTAGAACCACCAAACTTCGTTGAAGCCTTCGTTTGTGCCTGCAAAAACCTGAGCCGCCTGAGTCAGGTTAATGTCACTAAACACATACTGGCGCAGATCACAACGAAGGGTTTGGACGCGACCATCGTATTTGTAGAACTTGTCCACGCCCATCCAGTAAACAACGTTGCTTGCTTGTGCGATTGCGTTCTGGCCAATGATAGATATGTTGTCTCCAAGCAACTGAGTGCTCCAAACAATTGGAGCACCTACATATTGCAAAGAATAAACTGTGGAATCAGTCAGCACCACAATTTCCTGCCGGGTCTGAATAGCAGAAACAATTCGTGAGCCGTGAGAAAGCCGCACACTCCCAGCCTGATTTGTGGGCTGGGGGTACCACACCAAAATAGATTCTTGATCACACCAACGAATCAGCATGGGGTCTTGGATAGCGCTACCAACATCGTTGCAACCCATGGCAAACACAAACCTGTTGACGTCGGCCACAAAAATCAAGTTCTGCACCTTGGGCACATCTTCAAGAACCGAAATGCTCTGCACTCCAGACTGCGTACCGGAAGTGTTGATATACGCTCCGCCGGGGGTGGTAGACAAATTTGCAGTCAGTCCCTGCACATTCTCAAGATAATACGTAGTACCCGTGAGCAATCCAGTCGGCAAAGCCCCAGTCGTAGCAAGCTGGATGCCTGTCCCAGTCGGCAGTGCTTCAGTCAGTGTAATTACGCAAGGAGACGCAATTGTGAGCGTAACTGTTCCGCCCAAGCTACTCAGCAGCACGCCACGAGTAGATGTGGTGCCAGTGGCGTCCCAATAATACATACCCCCACCGCGAGGGCCAAACACCAAGTCTTCGCCCCAGTTTGATTGGCTCCATAGCCGGATACTGCTTGTGGAAGAAGACCCAACCCCCCAAGGGCCAGTGCTCCATGTGCCAGCCCCCCAACCAACGCTGGGTAATGCGTAGGCCGCACCGGTATTGATTTGATACGCCGCAACAACCGATGCTCCGCCACCGGGGGAACCAGCCAACGCCGTGGCGTTAGGCACCACAGCAATTTGTATTGTGTATGTGTTTGCGCTGAGTACGGTTACTTGAAATTCCCGGTTGAGTATCGACGCAATTACGTTTGTACCCACACCGCCGATATCCGTTGCCCCGCTGAACGTAACAAAATCTCCGGTTATGCATCCATGTGCCGTGTCAGTTACCGTTACAGTTGTCGACGCCGTCAGCGCAAACGGGTTATTGTTGATGGTTGAAGTTGCACGGATGGGGGTGATGTCGTAATACGCGCCACCTTTTTCTAGGTAGAACTTCAAATTTGTGCCAACGCCAAGCAGGTTCACAAGTCCAAGCGTCACCCAATTCCACAAAGAACGGCACACACCCAAGAACGTGCTGGTCGAAATGCGCTGCCAACCGCCAATTTTTTCAGGGGTACCCGCACGAAAGCGAATCTTGTCCGATTCGTACCAGCCAGCGGTGGCATTTTGAACAGCCATCGAGCCGCCTGCACCCATGGTTTCGGCTGCGTAGCGAGTGTTTTCCCGGTTTACCCCCGGTCGGAACATGATCTTTTTGAGCGGCATGGTTGATCCTACGACAAAAACAGGGCGCGTTCGTCAATCCGCCGGTTTTGCAACCCTTTGAGTATTTTCCCACCAGCCATGCAATACTTCAAGAGTTCTTCAGCAGCACCCTCTTTATCGCCCCGGTTGAGCTTTTGACGAAGCGTCGAACGCTGGAGTGTTCCCAAACCGACGTTAAAACTGAAAGACACAAGAGCATCAAACATGCCTTGTGTAAGTGGAACAGTGATATACCGCTCAACGCCTCGCTCAAAGCGCTCCAGATCGGCTCGAAGTATGGCATCTACCTCCTCCATACTGAAGATTCGGAAATCCTCAATCTTTATGTTGAAAGCGTCCCGCTGGTCAATGGGCAACTTGCCCTGTTCAGGGTAAAGAACGTGGCCAACCCCTACAGTCCAGAGTTTGGCTGGACATCTGTACGGCTTTTGTCTTACACCCTCATGGTGTTTGATCATTGCCACGGCTTTGGGTGACACATTCATTTGCCGAACGCCCGACCACCAAAGTGAAAGGCAATGATGCTGGCAAACAGGGCTTGAGTCTCGTCATCCCAGAGTTGGTCGGCCATATCTTGGAAACCGACATTATTGGTAAACCCGTGGTAGATCAAAGCCGCGTCAATCCCGCACAACAGTAGGAAAAACCCGTAGGTAATCACAGGCCGCACGCTGGCACGTAGGTTCTTCATCCACTGGCTTGTACCCTCATTGAGCGCCGTGTCATGGGCATACAGGGCTTGAAGTTCTGCCTGCTGGGCACCGATAACTGCCTGAGTCACGCTGGCCTTGGTTTCCAGTTCGACCTGCTCGGTCTTGATGTGTTCAACCCGCTCCTGAGCCTCAAAGCCCAGTTTGCGCAGTTCCATTTCCCGCTGAATCTGGAGTTGCGCCAAGGCAATCTCGTGGCTTTTGTCTCCCCGATCTTGGAAGAAATCCAACAGTTTGGGCAAACCGCCGATCAGGAACGAAATGAGAGTTGAGAACAGTGTCAGCATTATTTTTTCCCCATCTTTTCACGCTCTTCGAGCAATTGAACTTTGACTTGTAGGGCGTGGATGTCCCTGTAAATCTCTTCTTTCAGGGCATGTCTGCGTTCGGCTGAAATAGGGCTGTCGGTCGGCACCCCTTCTTTTGTGATCAGGGCAGGCATGGAGCCTTCAATCTTGGTAAGGCGCAAAGAGAAATCGGACACTTGGCCGAGCAACCAAGCCAAGGATGCCACAATTACTGGGATAACTGCCTTGAGTACATCTGACCAATTCATCATTTGTCCTTTGCAAACATGACCCCTTGGATCACCAACCAGATCAACGGCGGCACCAAAAGCACGACCAGCACAATTCCAATCACCAGATTAACCAACTCAGCCATCTTTCTGGCCTTGACACGGGCGGCATCGTTGGCTCTGCGTCTGGCTTCCCGTTGCGCTTGCTCGCCTTCTTGAACTCGCTTCATGATGTTTTCCCAGATGTCCGCATGACCCGTCTGGAAGAAGATCATTTTGAGTTGGTCTTCAAACTGCTTTTGGCTCAACAATTGCATCTCAATCTCAACAGCCTGCGCCAGAGATGACCCGCCCTTTTTCTTTGCCTCCTCAAGCGCCTTTACAGTTTCCTGTTTGGCTCCAAAATACCGACCGAGCAACGGCCCAAGGCTTGCTACATCATCAACAGTTTTTTGCGCCTGTTTGATGACCTGAACTGTCTTTTGCACAGCCGCAAACGCGGCAAGGGCAGTTGTGATTGGATCCATGATGCACTGTTGTCCCCTTTAAATGTCGTCCAAAAACTCTTTGCTTCCGACCCTGTTCCAACCACCATTTATCTGATATGTAAAGTTTTCGAAATGTCCATTGAACTTTGACATGAACAAGAACGACAGCACTTCTGCGTTCATTTTGCCTTTGTATTCAGCCACTTCAATGTACGGAATTTTTTGTGTTTTAGTTTCTCTTTCCGTAATGATTACATCTGACAGGTCTGGGCGCATCCACTGAGGTACCCAATCAAACTTTAAATATCCGCACTCGTAGGATTTGCATGGGTCGGCTGGTCTGTCTTTATAAATTGAGCAACCATTACAACCCATAAAATGGCACGGCCTTCCTTTCCAAAAAGCCATACCGTGGGCAGAACCTGTTAAAGTCCCCGAACAACAAGCGGTGCATCCACCGCAGGCTTTTTTAAAAGTGATTGTAGTTGTTGTCATATGGGGAAAAATTGCAAAAATCTACCTGACCCCAAAGCAGTGTAAGTAATGATGATTGCTCCTTGTGCGCCATCTCCACCATTTCCAGAAGTTCCAGAATCAGTCCCGCCACCGCCACCGCCACCGCCACCATAGTTACCAGCAGGGCCGCCAACCCCACCAGTTGATGTTGTGTTAGCGTTAATTCCTCCGCCGCCGCCACCACCACCACCGCCAGAGCCAGCAGTAGTACCAACAGTTAGGGAAAATTCTGTTCCAGCACCGCCAGCACCGCCAGCACCTGCTGTAAAAACAGTAGTAGTGTTTGTTGATATACCGCCACCGCCGCCACCGCCAGAGCCATTGCTACCAGCGTTTCCCGCAGTCCCGTTACCTGTAGTGCTGCTTGCGCCGCCAGTCCCGCCAGCAGTTGAAGATGTTCCTGTGCCGCCATTTGCACCAGCAGAAGGAGAAGTGTTAATAGCAGCATTCGAACCAGCGCTGGCTACACCTCCACCCCCACCCCCACCAGAACCGTTAGAAGTTCCTGAACCACCAATGCCACCAGCGCCACCAGTTCCTAAAGAAGAACCCGCAGAACCGCCACCACCACCGCCCGTGCTTCCGTTTGCATTTGGAGAACCGCCATCTCCACCCGCACCACCAGCATAAATAGTGGTTCCAATAGCTCCAGAAGTTGCCCCACCTGCCGCACCTAGTCCTCCAGCAATAGCAGATTTTGATGGGTTCCCTCCGGTTCCACCATTAGCAACAACGCCATCAGTGGCGATTGTTGGGGCAGCATTTGTAGATTTATTAAACCAAGTTTGGCCACCATTGCTGCCTGCAGCGGCGCTAGATGTAGCACCAGACCCCTTTGACCCAATGGAGTAATAAGCAGTTGTTATCCCAGAAAGGCTAATAGATGATTGTGACCATCCACCACCACCAGCACCACCGGCACCACATCTGTTTGCAGCATCACCGCTACGACCACCACCACCGCCACCACCAATAGCAGTGACAGTGACATTAACCGTTTTGTCAAGGTCGGCGGGGACAGTCCAAGTCGTGCCAGAAGTTAACAATACTGTTGGCATTACACAGACTCCTCAGGAGTGGGGTTTATAAAATTTACGCCATCCCATACCCAACCAATATTTACAAATTGGTTTGTGACATCAACCAAAAAACAGTTGTCTGGGGGCAAGTCTGTTACCTCGGCAACAATCTTGTTGACCACAATGTTGGTTGTTTTATCAATAACAGCGCAGTCTGCCATATTAAGCCTGTGTAGTTACAGCAATCACGTCCCAACGAGTATTGGCGGCGTTATAGATACATCCCACATAAGTCATTTTGTTGATCGTGGTGGATGTAGGTAACGTTACGCCAATTGCCGTATAGGTTGCGTTCCAAGTCAATGTTCTTGAGGTTCCGTTGTCCAAAAGCCTGAAGATCAACTTATCGCCGTCGACAGGCGTTCCTATGGGGGCGTTGATTGTCAGGTTTGCAGCCAGTGCCGTGTACGCATAAATGTCTGCTGCCGATACGTCAGGAGTAAGTGAAGAAGCAGAAGTAGTGGATGTGACACGGGGATCAATTCGCTTGTTGGTGAGCGTTGCAGTTCCGTTGCCGGTTGTAAGACCTGCAGCAGCGTTAGCGTTTGCGGCCAAAGCAGTAGCAACCCCGGTACCCAAACCAGAAACACCGGTGCTTATGGGCAAACCAGTGGCGTTTGTAAGTGTCCCAGAAGAGGGTGTTCCAAGCGCACCGTTGAAAAGAACCACGGCCCCGGTTGAGCCAGTATTAACTGCAAGTGCAGTAGCAACTCCAGTACCCAAACCAGAAACACCGGTGCTTATGGGCAGACCGGTAGCATTTGTGAGTGTCCCAGAGGAAGGAGTTCCAAGCGCCCCGTCAAAAAGAACTACGGCACCAGCAGAGCCAGTATTGACGGCCAAAGCAGTAGCAACTCCAGTACCCAAACCAGAAACACCGGTGCTTATGGGCAAGCCAGTGGCGTTTGTGAGTG